TTAGGGATTTCTTCGTTAGTCTGCTCTGCATTAGCAAGAGCTTCTTCAACGTCGACTTCTTCAGCAACCTCTTCGGAAGCTTCCGAAGTTTCTGGAGTTGTTAGACGTTTTTCGACTTCAGCGTCAATCTTTGCTTGAATTTCTTCTTCAATCTTAGCTTTAGCTTCTTTGTTTTTGGATGCCCAAAAAACTTCAAGCTCGCTCTTGAAAGATGCGAATGATTCTTCAGCTTCGTCAAGTCCCTTAATTTTCTCAGCGATGAAAGCTGCGTCGCTTTCTGCTAATTCATAAAGAGAATCAATTTCTTCCATACGTGAGTTAAAACGTGCAACCGCTTCTTCAGCAAGTTTTGCAGCTTCGAATTCCGTAATGCGCTCTTGAGCAGCCTTTAGCTCTTCCTTGATAGATTCTACAGAAGCTTGAAGCTCTTCTTTCGCAGCAGCGATTTCAGCCTTCTCTGTTTCCGCAGCTTCTAGAGAAGCCTTGTACTCATCATCTTTTGATTTAATGGCATCAGCGAATGTCGATGTCATGCCAGCGATGGCCTCTTCCGAGAATTTCTTCTCAGTAAGGGACGCTTTGATTTCTGATAGTAGAGTTTCTAAGTCCATAATTTTAGTATTGTTTACAGTATTTTTTAAATTTTGTGAAATTTTGTCATTAATTTTTTTTAAATTTGAAGCCTGTGATTTGTTAGAGTTTACAGGTTCTTCTTGCTCTTGATACTCGTTGCTTACAATCCCCTTAACATTTGCGGCAGGCTTTAATGTAAAACCTATCCCAAGTGGATATACGTCTCCGACTATCAACCGATATACTGGATCGCCATCTTCCGTGTAGCCTTTACCGCCAAACGCCCGAAGCATTCCTTTCATTTCCATGATTTGATCAGGGTCTGAAATTATTTTTGCATCCTTTAGGTTTTTACTACCTACTGCAATTTTGTATTCACTAAAGCCGACCTCCCAACTTGCAGAAACCGTGTTGTGGGTTTTGCTTTTTGGATCAGTGCTTTGTTTAAGTGTTTCAAAAAAATCTTTATCTACAGTTTTGTATACAACAGCGCCTAGGGCTATATTAAAAGGCTCCTTTTCCTGTTCGTCTACATTTACTAAAATACTACTGTCAGTATAATCGCTAAAACCAGCATTAACAATATGACCAACAATCTTTTTCTTGTCGTGTTCGATATTTGTTGGTTTATGAACAAACTGCTGAACCGAATCAATCGCAGTCTGGGTGCTCATGCCGTCACCATTCTTATTAAATTCGTTTACGACCGCAGCATTAAAAGCCACGCCCATCAAATCAATATTCTTGTCTAAGTCTACAGAATTAGGAATTAAAGATTTTAGATTATCGATATTCGCATTCGAAATATCAATACCGCCTATTTCTTGACAGGCGGTTACTTCAAAATCAAAAGTAGTTGTGTACTTATGCATCCTTCTTAGGAGCCTCATGGGTATAACCCATCTTCTTCATCTTTAAATGATCCTGATAGGTTTTCGCTTCATAGCTTTTGCCAGTCTTTGGATCATACATTTTGTGCGGCTTAAAATCCTTCTCTTCGGCGTAAGACTTGGTGGCCTTTCCTTCTTCCTTCATTTTTTTAAGAATAGCTTTTTGTAAAGCTGGTGGCAATTTCTTTTGCTTGTCTGTTAACCCACCTTCGCCGACTTCATTCATCATAGCTCTCATCTTACCGTATTGCATTGCACAGGCTTTCATGGTTTGCTTTTCATTCATGTCGCTTGTGTCAGTTAACTCCTTGTCATTCATTGCACAAACGCTCATGTAAGACTTGTACATAGCTTCTTCAGTATTGCTATACTTTTTTGAAATGGAGATTTCGAGATCTCCGCTTGAGCGATCAATATTCGCTACGAGTGGGTTTTTAATTTCTTTCATTAGAGTGATATAAGATTGCTGATGGATAAAGTTCTAGTTTATGAGCATCTGAAATTTCGAAAACACCTTCCAGTGTGCCCAACTTTTCAATAGCCGCAAAATCATTTACACAAGAAACAAGCGTTTCCTGCCAATTTTCTTTTTCTGAAGCGCAAACGACAGACTCACATAGCTTACTCAACATTTTTTCTTGATCTTCGCTTAATGATTCTAGCTCAAGTTTTTCTAACATCTTTTCTTTTGCTATAGAGCTTAAAGCTTCTACTTCGTAAATTGTTCCTTGAATATTTTCTCTCGAAAATTGATCCTTAGATCCCTCTGGTCTTCCAGCCATACCCCCAGCTGGCTTGGCTTCTGGCCCTTCTGAATCTTCGTCAGGTTCAATCATCGGGACTCCGCCAACTACTGGATTAAAGTAACCTTTTTCTCTTTGTCCTACAAACTTTTCTTGTGCTCCTTCTAGTTCTTCAGCAAGAGGAAATCTTCCAGTATGGAAAAGATTCATTCCCTGTTCGGCTGTTACTATTCCGAGCTCCATAAGTCTTGTAGCTATGCGCATCAATTGCGTTTCATCACGCAAATCAATGTCTTTAAATTTTACAATTGGATATTGTCTGAACCCCAAATCCTTAGCGATTCGACGAACTTCTGGCTGCAAGAAATCATTTATAAATGCTTCACGAGCTTCTTTTAGTCTGTCCAAGAATACACGAGCCTTAACTTGTGCTCCGTTGTATTTATCGTCATTAAGAATAATGTTCTGAAGACCTTCTTTAATATCCTGATTGATAACTTCATACTTTCCAGGGCCTACTACTTTATTAATATCAGGGATAATGAAATCGGCTTTAGTCGTATAGTCTGAAACTAAAACTCTACCTACAGATTCATTCTGGAAAAGACTTTGCATTGCTTTTACATTGTTTGAGTTTATGCCTCCCTTTTCTGGCTCAGCGCCCATCGTAATCATAAGAATAACGTTTTCGACTGTTCTCATGATTGCTTGATCCATCTTCTTCATTTCCATCTTGGCATTAATATCCTCAAGGACGGGGTAGCCAAATGGAATAGCGAATGGTTCGTAATCTTGCTTTTTATAAAAACTGTAAGCCAGTCTTTCGTTTTCTAAATTAATTTTAAGACCATCCTTGAAATAAGAACCGTCTTTTATTGCTTTTTGATCTTTTGGGTCTAGCGCATCAAATACAGCCTTATCGTAATCATTTTTAGGATTAGCTAATCTTTCCATATCAAACTCAGAAAGAATTTTGGCATATGCACCATCCTTAGTATTAAATACAGTGCTACGCTTAGCCACAATCTCAAAGGGATTTAAAACAATATATTTGAGGGGAAACTTATTTTCTTTTGGCGCCCCCTCTACTAGTTTTGAAAACTTTTTAAAATCATTGAGATCAAATTTACCATCCAGTCTGTATAGAAATATATTTCCACTTCTATAATATTCTCTAAAGTACTGATCCTTTAAGTCCCATAACTTAATTCGGTCAAAAAGCTTCATAAAGAAATCTCTGGAAGTCGCATTGCCGCCTTCTAGATAGACTTCATTGTTAGCAAACTCCGACATCATGTCGATTGTATTTCTAAAAATAGGCACGTTGGCATAAGCCTTTTGACAAAGCTCTATTGCTTCTCTTACATTGATTCCATCCGATGATATCTCGTAAGGGAGTAACCCAGCACGAATTTGACTAAACTTATTAATTGGGGCGGTTACAGAAGATCGGTTAATCCTTGTGCTTGTATTATTACTGTTTAAATTATTTACTGATCCTGATCTACTGTAAGACCCCAAAGAAGTATGATAAGACTCTCCAGCAGTTGCGGGTTCTACCGACGCCTGAGTTTCTTGAAAGAATGGAGGTGTGGACTTATTAAATTTGTTCCAATAATTTGATTTTTTTGTATACTTTCTTTTGGACATAGCTTATTATAAAGTTAATTACACTTTTAAAAGTAACTTTGTTAACTTTTTTAGATAAAGATCGGAGTGAATCCATGATTAACTTCTTCAGGAATGTTCATCATATCATAATATATATTCATTCCCCAGTTACCCAGTATCAATGCGGAATAGGAGTCCTTCCTTGCCTTATCTACACCCTTCTGTCTTTTTAAATTAGGCGGTAAGTCAAAACTTTGAGTGCCGCCAGCCGAACTTGAAACTTGTATAAGTGCACATTCAGCCTTTGTTAGATCAATCATATCCTTTTGGTGTTCAATAAAATCAATCATTTTAGCTCCGACATTTTTTTCGTCTTCGTATTTTGAAAACTTTAAATCCTTGATTGGTATTTTTTTAGCTTTTTGCATGGAATAGTTATCGTCCATTGCTGTGGCCGCAAAGTAAAGCCTCTTCCTATCAAAAGCTGTTTGCAGCATTTCGTTTGCGTTTCTTATCCATACCGACAAAGGCTTTCTTAAGTGACATATAACTTTACTTTGGACATTGTATTTTCTTCTAGCCTCCTTCAAGTCCTTGACATAGTCATGTGGATTGTTAAAATCACCTTCGAACATGCCTATTTCTAATTTGTCCTTTTTGAACAAGTCGCTTTCATTGCAAGAATTCATAAACTGAACGCCGCCATTATAGTCTCCCACAATCATAATAACATTAAAATGGTCTAATATATACTTAAAGTAGGTTATATGTTTTTTTAGATTTGTTCCTGGCAAAGCATAACTATGCACTAACACTCCCTTTTTCTCTCCTGGCAATAGCTTTATAACCTGTATAGCAAAATCATCAGAAGCTTCAGATTCAGACCAAGAGGGGTCAAAAGCTAAAATATATTCAGAGCCTTCTTCTCCAGCAACTTCTATAGAAGGAGATTCTCCATCTTCAATTGTGCAGTCTGCCATTTTACTGATCTTGAAATAACCAGCACTATCATCAGTGAACTGGGCATTAAACTCTCTATCAATCTGCGACTGACTCATCGTGCCCTTTGCTTGTGAAATTAAGTTTTCATCATACAGAGCTTTTGGTGCGCAATCATAACTAAACTGCATAATACACCTTCTACCTTGATTTTTTGCTCCAGGGTTAAAGATCATATTCTCATAGGCTTGATACATTTTATAGAGATATTCAAACTTGTATGATGCCGACGACAAGCCAATCATTTTATTAGATGGCCACTCAGTTCTTTCCTCTTCTTCCATCTTGCCAGCCTTAATCATCGCATCTTCTGCGTCTTTAATTTTTTGCCTTTCTGTTGGGTTTTCTACAACAGCCAAGAACGGCATAATAACTTCGTTCAAAACCTTTTCTGGCATAAGCAGAAGCTCATCAATAATGATTCGTTGGAAACGAAAACCACGAAGCTTTTCTCCGTCACCGAGCGGTAAAGCTGTAATGCGACTCTTGCCTATTTGCATGGACCATTCATCATTGGACTTACTAACCTTACCTATGCATTGTCTAAATAGCTCAGCTTTAGGGTCTTGCGATATATCCTCTATCTTACGAAAGATCATTTTAGATTGACGAAACGACTTTGAAATGATTCCGATATGCACGCCTTGATTCATCATCGCATCTAGCAAAGCAAAAATACCAGTCGAGAATGATTTCGACATACCACGAGACCAGATTCCCAAAAAGTAATCGTTCTCCATCATAGCCTTAACTGCCATATGCTGGAATGGAAATAGTTCGATTCCAGTAAGTAATTGAGTAGTAAAAGTTAC